CGCCCAGCATCGGGGCGGCTTCCGGCGCGGTCGGCAGGATCTTGGAGGCCACCTCGAGGAACTGGACCACGGCGCCCGTGAACTCGACCGCCTTTGCCTGCTCCTGCTGTTGGTCGGGCTCGACCGTTGAATCCGTCTCAACGTCGATCAGGAAGCCCCGGAGCTTGTCGTTGCGCAGCAGGCCGACGACATCCTCCCACGTCGGCTCCGACAGCAGCTTCATGGTCTGCGGGTCGGGCGGATGCACGGTCGGCTGCGGGGGCGGCTGCATGCCCTGCTGCTGGGCCGCCTGGGCGGCCTGCTGCCACTGCTGCATGGCCTGCATAGCCATCTGGGCGGCCTGCTTCTGGACGGCGCTGAGCAATTGCACGCCGCTCATCTGCTGCAGGGTCTGGAGCGTGAAGTGCTCGGCAATGATCTCCGACTTGCGGCGCACAATGTCGCGGGCAAAGCGCTGGATGTCGCGCTGGCGGTCGCGGATGCGCAGCGATCCCCACTGGCTCTTGATCTGCTGGGCGGTCGCCGTCTCGGAGGCGTCGGTCGCGCCGCGGATGATGTCTCCGAGGCCCGTCACCTCGTAGAGCATGGCCTTTTGCTTCTCGAGCGCTTCCATGCACGCCACGAGGGCTGCCGCCACTTCCTTGAGCGGGAACCAGACCACCAGCCCGTCAGCGCCGCCGCGCTCCGAGAGCATCGCCCAATTCTCGATGGGGATCATCTCGGCGTCGCTGGCGTCCTGCAGCAGCCGCTTGATCGAGTCCATGTCGCCCGGATACAGGCCGCGCAGGCGCAGGGACTCGGACAGCTTGTAGATACGCGCCGTCAGTAGATCGATCGCGTCGGCCTGGTCCTGATACATCGCGTAGTCAGGGACCGGGATGATGGTGTCGTTCGCCACCGTGGCCTGCACCGGGCGCGGGAACGGCCAGAAGCCCTCGTGCTTCGTCGGCGGGTCCATGTCCTCCAGCAGCACATCCGGGAGACCGGGCGCCACCTGGAACACCTTACCGTGGCGCATGCTCCAGATGGTCCAGATGGTGGCCTTATGGTCGCCAGCCTGCACCGCCGGGCCGTCCTTGACCTGCTCTGGCTTGTGGTCGAGATGGATCTTGCTGGCGATCTCCGCGCCGTATTTCTTCTTCACCTGCTCGCGGGTCAGCCAAGCCCGATAACCAAACCACCACACCTCGCCCCAGATGCGCGCGGGGTTGGTGAGCCAGTCCTTCCAGTGCAGATAGCGCGTCGCCGTGCGCTGGTTGTCCACGGCCTTGGACTCGCCCTCTCCCGTGATGTCGGCGCTGTACTCCTCAATCGCCAAGCCCTGTCCCGGCAAAAGCAGGTCCTGGACCACATCGCGCATCACCTTCTCGAAATCGGTCTGGTCCAGTGATGCCTCGACGCAGCGCTCGAGCACGATGGATGCCCAGCGCCCCACGGGGTCGGCGTCCTTGTTGCGCCGCGAGATGTTGGCCTTCGGGGTCTGGTTGAACAGCGCCGGCTTGACCGTCTCGACGTTGCTCCACAGCATCGCCATCTTGCGACCGCGCGTGCTCTGGATCATCTCGCGGTCAAGGGCTTCCTCTTTGTACCGGTTGATGACCTTGTCGCCGCGGGTATGCCACGGACCGTAGGTGCGCTTTGCGGTGGCGATCTGGGCCAGCCAGTAGCGCGAGGAGGCGTCGGGGTAGTCGCCCTCGACCGTTGCGGCCTTGTCGGAAAGCTCGCTCATATCCGGCTGTTCCCCTGGCGATATTTGCCGTGCGCCGCCCACAGTTCATCCATGGTCGGTTTCTCATCCCAGAAGCGCGGCCTAGGCTTGGGCTGGCTGACTGGCAGATACGGCCGGCTCATGCAGGCGTAGCGGATCTCGTCGGGCGCGTGGTCCTCGCCCTCGGTGTCCACGTCCTCGGGATTGAGCTCGTCATGCTGCAGCGCTGGCAGGGTGCGGACGGCATGCAAGCAGTTGTCCATGAAGTAGATCATCGGCCGCTCGCCATCGCCCTTCAGGCGTGCGCGCAGCTGGTCCCACCCGCCCATGGCGCCGTCCTTGCCCACTCGCTTGTTGTCGGCTCGGCGGAAAACCACACGGATACGCCGCGCGCCATCCCTGCTGCCCTCACTGATCCGCTCGGCAATGGAGGGGCCGCCCGCGTTGGCGAAGGCGCTCGGGTCGAGCACGCTGGCATCGTTCTTCACGCCCGCATCGTCCCGCTCGGCAATGCCCGCGCCGACCTCTTCCGCCGTCATCTTGCAGCCGGTGTTGGGCTGGCCATTCCAGCCGTACCATTCGCGGTACCGGATCAGCGCACCACGCGGATACTCGGGCATCGAGCCGTCGCTGATCGTCCACCAGCCAAACGAAAACGGTTTAGCCGAGCCCCAATCCCCCGACCGGAAGCGGGGCCATACCGGCGGCGGCGTAAAGGCCGGGATGATGTGCTGGGCACTGAACTCCGAGAAGAACGCGCCGGCGACGACGTTCCAATCCCCCTCCAGCCATGCCCGCACGAGCTCGGCGCTGCCGCTCATGTGGAGGTTCGCAACGTAGTCCGTGCCCAGGTAGCGGTTGTCGCTCAGCCGGCTCGGGATGTAGACCCGCTCGCGCGTGATGGTCTCGCCGTTGAACGGGTTCGTGAACTCGCTGCGAATGATCTTCCAGCCGGCAGGAGCCGGATCGATATAACGTGCTTTGACCCATTGGTGCCCAGCGCCACCGGGATTTCCAGTCGCCCTAAAGCAGCAAGGAACTCCCGCCCCGGAGCGGAGCGTAGCCATGAGCTTGAATATCGGGGCTGGAGACGGAAAATTGCCAATCTCTTCAATGTAGACCCTCGTGTAGCTGTGGCCCTGGTAGTTGTCGGCGTCGTCGTCCCGCTCGAGATAGGCGAAGATCAGTCGCGCTCCGTTGGGGAACGTCCATTCCTTGTCGGTCTCGTTGAAGACCGCGCCCAATGGCCGATAGATCTGCTTGCTGCGGGCGATGGTCTCGCGCAGCTGCTTCAGGGTGCGGCGGACCATCAGGCCAATGGCGTTCGCGCCGTACTGATCGGCATGCACGACGAACTCACCCAGCATGCCGTCCGTCTTGCCGCCGCCGCGGGCGCCGCCAAAGAACGCCTCAAAGACCGGGCAGGCAATTAAGGCTGACTGCGGGCCGGGCTGGGCCTTCCAGGCGTAATCGGCGCCGTCAGGCATCAGTGCGGCCCGTACTTGCTGGCCCAATCATCCGCATCCTTGGCGGGAACCGGGGCTTCCACGACCATGCGTTCGTCGCGGATGGTCAGGTCGCTGGACTGATGGGATTTGCCGTGGCCGCGGTCGAGGATTTCCTTGCAGGCCGCCACACGAGCAGGCGCGCTATCGGCATCCCGCATGATCGCCGCGAGCGTCTTCAGCGCCTCATCCGTATACTTCTGGGCGGCAGCTTTGACGTCGGCGGTCGCGCGGTTGAGAGAGCCCTTGGGCCTCCCCGCTCCTTCGCGCTTTCCACCTCGCGCTGATTTCCGTTGATTGTCTTTCAAACGCCGACGCCCGCCTGTTGTGAGCTATCGGCTCCTGATAGGCGTCAAAGTGCAGGGCAAAAGTCAAGCCCCGCGGCATCGTTGAGTAGTGCTTGTCTGCGATCCCAGCCCTCACGACGGCCGGACTTGCCCTGGATGCCGGCCGCACGACGCCACTCGCGGACCTTCCACAGGGGTTCGCCTGTCTTCTCAGCTATCAGGCGATCGGGCTGGCCGCGCATTGCTTCCAAGGCTTCAGTCAGGGTCATGATGGTCTCTCGACCTCCTTGGGGTGGGGGAGATTCGATTTGAGGTGATTCCGGTCGCGCAAGAGCGCTCCCTATGACCACGGGTGTTATGGGGCTCACGACAGCCCACTAGGCTTTCAAATAGCAAGAATGTTGCGCGCTTTTGCGCTTGAGTGTGTCCGCAATCTAGGACATACTCTCTACATGGACGGGCGATCAGGCCCGCCGGATCAAGGGCAGGAGGCCTAGACAGATGACCACCGCAACCGAAACCACCCTCTCCAACCTGACCTACGGCGAATGGTCGGCGCTCTCCAACACTTGGTCGCGCGGCATCGATTGCGTTGTGTGGAAGGCTGGCCGCCGCTGGCAGATTCACCGCGGCTTCGGGTTCTTCCCGACCTACAAGACCAAGATAGCCGCTTATGACGCGGTGACGGCCCTGGTGCTGGCCGAGAGCCGGTACCGGGCGTCTCAGCGATGAGCCCCACTCTACTCCGCGAAGCTGGCGAGGCTCTGTACGGGCCTCGCTGGCAGTCGGAATTAGCCCGTGATCTTGGCGTTGCCGACCGGACCATGCGGAGGTGGGCAGCCGGGGAGTTTTCGATTCCAGAGGCCGTTTCCGCCGAACTGCGGGGGCTCCTGAAAACGAAGGGCGCGGCAATCGCCGCCGTGCGTCGGAGACTGCCGCGATAGTCACGCCGGCTCCTCCGCAAGCGCGGCGTCGATCATCCCCCGCCAATGGTCGTCGCAATCCTCGTCGCTGGCGGTGCGCCAAACAGCGTCACACATCGCCTTGGTCGGCTCGCGCATTGACTCGACGGCGGCCCGAGCGAGTTTCCTGAAGTGGTCGCGCACAATTGCCGGCTCCTGCATCCATTCGGCGTTCGGATGGCGCAGAGACGCAAGATAAATCGCCTTCGTGACGCGTTCGATCATGCTGTC